AGACTGCCGAAACGGATCAAGATCCCCATAAGCCCCAGCTAGGCCAACCCGCCGCTGCCTGCGAGCAAGGTCCATCTGGTTGGCGGCGGCCGCAAAGCCACGCCGCTGGTCCTGGCGAGCGGTAGCGTAGGCGTCCCGGTTAAGGATCTCCGCACCCGCTGCCGCATTGCCTGTGGCCATTCCGCGTGCCGCAAAGGCTCCGCGTGCTGACTGAGTTGCTTGGCGCATCTGCTCTGGGGAGAGCGAGCGACCAAGGGCCAGTTCCGCTTCGGCGTCCTGTTGCATCCGAGCCTCAATGGCATTGGGCGCGCTGGCCGCTGTCAGCTCCTCGCCGACCACACCGCGCGTGCGGGCCAGATAGTCATTGTCCAGCTTGCCCGCTAGTTGGTCAGCGGTCTGGAACTGCATCTTGACATACTCAGGATACAGCCGCTTGATAGACTCTTCTTGCGCTAAAGCCTGAGCCCTAGCCACGCGAATGCTCGCGGCAGACATCTTATCGTAGTCGATTGGTGTTGGCGCCGGCGGCAAGGGTTGCGATGCCGGCATGCTTGGTGATCCTCCCATATTATTGTCCTCCTGTTTTCTTAATTAGTTTGTTCCAAAGATAGACGCGCGGCTCAAAGCTGCCCCGGCGGCACCACGCAGCGTATTGCATCGGGTGCGGCGCCACGCGCAGACACTCGCGCACGCAGTCTGTGCCAACAGAGCCAGCAGCCAGGCTAACGAACCAGCAGTTGTGCTCGCCGACCTCAAAGATTTGATCCTCCGCGTTCCACCGACAGGGCTTGGCCAGCATGAAGCACTCTGGAGAGTTCCAGACATAGCCCGCAGACAAATGCTCGCCGACCGCTTCCCAGAAGTCTTGCGTGCTGTGGCTGTCCCACCAGTGTTGTGCCTTTTGCCATGGGATCATCGAAAAACGGCGCAGTTGATTGGGGTGAAATTAAAACCGTTGCCGTCCACGGCTCCGCTAGTTAGGTAGAACGCTTTTTCTGTAGGGGCCGGTGAGTCCAAGACGAAAGGAGTCCGCGAGCGTCCGCCGTGCGTCACCACGTAGTTAGCGTCAGGCATGGCCACGGCAAAGTTGACGACATAATCTCCTACGGTGTTGCGGTAGGTCACGCTGGACACATTGCCCGCGCCCTTTATGAGCCTCCGCAAAATGGATACGGTTCCTCCAGAGCTTGTGCCGGTAGCCACTGTCGTGACGTGGAAGGTGTTGGCGTCGTCCACCGAAATTACATCGTAGGTATCGTCCGCGGCGGCTGTCGGCGTGCCGCCGGTGAAGTCAAGGCGGACCACATTGCCTGCGATCAGACCGTGCGCTGTGGCTGCAATTGTGACGTCCGTTCCGGTGCGCGTGTAGGTGCCAGCCAGATTGCTTGCCGTCGTGCCGTCGAAGCTGACCCAAGCCCTGCATGCGTAGATGGGCGGGGAGTTGTCGGCGTTCAGCGCCTTCTTAACTTCACCGGCATTAGCGCCGAGAGTGAGTTTGTCGTTGGTGACCGCGTCATCGGCAATCCGCGCAATCGGCAGCGTTCCCACCGTGATCTTGCTCGCGTCGATACCGGTAGCGAGCTTTGCGTTGCCAACCGCGCCGTCCAGAATCTTGCTGGAGGTGATCTCATCGTCCGCGACAACCACTGACGGCGCGGCAGTTAAATTGAGTTTTGCGGGGTTCACGGTCTCGCCTGAGACCCAGCCATAAGATGCGGTTACTGTTGCCATGATTGTTTTCCTTAGTTGTTAAACTGCGTTGCGCGTTTCGGTCGGAGGCAAGCTCTTCGGCGATACCTCAATGCTGGCCGAGCGGATTTCCGCGCGTCCGTTGCTTGTCTCGTAAACGATTTCTGCGGCGTGCGCCTTGTAGCGAATTGGCGACTTGGCGTTGTAGTCCTCCTGCGCGCCGGAGGCATTGGTGAGCACTCCAAGCACAGCGTCCTCCACGTCAGGGTTAATCGTCTTGACCTTGGTCGTGAGGCTCGCCCCAGACGAAATGACAACATCCGCAATCGTGCGGAGAAACCGCTTGCTGTGCATGTCTCCAAAGTCGTAGCGGCGGGTGCGGATACTTCCTGTAACCGGCGAAATCACGTTGACCTCTGTGTCAGGGCTATCGTCGCCGTCCTCGCGCTGGTTAAGGAGCATGAGGTATCCCGCGCGGTTGGTGATCATGATTCGCCGCTCACCGGCCACGTTACCGACCAAGAAGTTGTTCACTCCGAAGCCATAGATGTCTTTTGTTTCCCACTGCTCGTTGAGTTGGCTGTAAATAAAAACACCGTCGTTGCCGTCCGTTGCGTTGGCCAATGGGACAGCAAGGTAGTATCGGTTGTCTTGGTAGACGGCGACCGCGTCCGCAATAAGATCGGTGTTGAGTGTCTGCAACTTGTCGGCAATCGGGTCGCTCAGAGGCTTGGTGTCGCCGCGGAGCTTGAGGTCGAGCCGCGCATCGAGGCGATAGACGCCGCTGTCGGATAGAAAGTAGACAAAGTTTCCGGCCGTCGTGATGGTCCGCCGAGCCGAGCAGCCGATCTCGTCGGTGAGAACATCGAGGCGCGCTACAAGGCTGTCACCGTTGGTTGCGTCGTAGGTCTGGTTTAGCGTGGCCAGCCAAATGCTTTTGCGGCAGAAGATAAGCACGCTGCCATCTACCCATGGGTGAATTCCCACAATGAAGTCGTTGCCGCCCCTGCCGACGCGAAGCGACTGGAAAAAGGGATCGTACAGGTCTGGGTTGAGCACGTCGGAAATCATCACGCCTTGCCGTCCGTCAGGAAGGATAAGCCGGTTGTTGATGTAGACCGCGTAAGGCACCGAGCGCATTTTTCGGTAGGTCGGCCCTTCCGCTGGAACACCGGCCGGTGCGCGGACAAAATCGGCGGAAGGGTCGCCGTCCCAGAAGAGCGGCGGCTTTACCCTGCGCACCTGAGTGTTGGCGCCAGCCTCGCTCGCGGTGGGGTTAGGCACCTCAATGGTGAAGCGGTCGGCGTCGATCACCGTGGCAATGTCGTATTCATGGCCCGCGAAAGCCGCTGCCGCGCCGCCCTCGATGCGTACTCGGGCGCCCGCCTCGTAGCCATGGCCGTCCACATAGACGGTTGCCACGGCTCCCGAGACCTCGATGCCTTCGGCGCTCGTAAAATTGGTACCCCATCCGGCCTGATTTCGGTCTGCCTCGCGGAAAAGATACAGGCGATTGTACGCCTGTAGCATGGAGACCTTGTCGCTGGGCGCAATAATCTCATCTGGCGGTGTCGGCAGACTAATCTCCGCGGGAACCGCAATGACCAGCAGCTCGTCGTTGGTGTTGGTGACAAGGTTGTCTGCAGCGCTGACGGCGAGCACTGCCGCGGCGCCAGCCGAGTTGATGTCGAGGGCGCTCTCCGTAATGTAGGTGAACACGCTGTCCGGCCCTGCCAGTAGCGCCGCTTCGGTGCCGATGTTATCCTCCGGCAGAAGCATCATGGCCGAGGCAAAGACGCCTCCGTCGTAAACCGAGCGAACGATCTTCTCGTTGGGCGCCGGTTCCAGAATAAACGGAATTGTCAGCGGTGTGCCGCTCACCGAGATGTCGCTGGCCAGCCGCTTGGCCCCTTTGCGCGTTTGCGCCACACCGCGGTCCAGCCGCATGTTGACCGAGTCCTGCAGCATTCCGTCAGGCAGCGTCAGGGGATTGAGCCGTGAGGCAAACCCTGCGAAGCCACGATCACCGTCGCGTTGCACTGGACTCTCTAATGCCATTATTAGGCAGCGCCCTTAATTAGTCCGGTGTCCACCATTGCGGTGCGGGTTGCGTTTTGAAGCGTTTTGATGTTGGTGACGTCCGTTCGGATGTTGGCCAGCTCAGTAGCAATTGACGCCAGCGCGTTTTTCACGGCTGTCATGTCGGCCGTCAAAGATGTCGCCGCGTTTGAGGCAGGAGCCACTATTGCTGCGAGCGTGGTCGAGGCCGTCCCTCCGGTGCTGTTGGTTAGGACCGCCTGCGTTTGAGCCGCGGCAGCCGCTTGTCCGGCTGCGGCGGGCTGGGCAACCGGCGCCACGCCCCAGAAGCCCAGCAACTGGTTGTTCACGGTACCAATGCGCGTGCCAACCGTGCTGCTGAGAGCGTTGTTCTTCTGCGCACGCACGCAGTCGCCCTTGAGCTGGGCCGCTGTTACTTTTTTAGTCACGCCGCTGTCGTCAATGACGAGGTTGTCGCTGTCGTCCGGCGTGGCGCCGAGCGCGGTGAGTTGATCGATTGTCTTGGCCATATTAGTTAAGTGCTTCTTTCAGTCTAATCTTGAACCTCGCCGCGTCGGCGGAACTGATGTCGTCTTTGCGGTTAGGGGCAATCTGCTGGTGTGTGACGATGCGTGACATCGGAATGTGCCACTTCTTCATGCGCGGGATGATGTACTGAATGGCCGAGTCCATGGCCGTCTCACCGAGCGGGTTGTCGTATGTGTCGCCGTCCCACGCCAAGCCGATGCTGTAGCTGTTGCAGTCCGGCACGCCCTGCCATGAGCTGACACCTGCGTGCCAGCAGCGCGCCGTATCGTCGGCGAGGACAGTCCGGTTGCCGTTGCGGGCAATAATGGCGTGATAACTCACGTTGCTCTCAGGGTTCATGCACCAAGAGACGGAGCCGTTATAGCTCCCGCTGGTGTGGTGCAAGACGATCATGGTCGGGGTGATGTGGCGGATGCTTTTGTTTGGGGTGCTGAGACGTCGCTCGTCGTAGGCTATGCTCGCTGCGCGTGCGGAGGTTGTTGTGGATTCGGATGGCAAGCTCGGCGAGCTGTGCGCTGGGCCAGTCTCGGACCTTCTGCCAAAGAGATTCCTGATCCACGTCCACATTGTTATCGGCGCACGTTAAATCCCACGCGGTTGCCGCCTTGCTCGGCCGCGATGACACCCTTGCCGTCGCCGTAGCTCACGCTCATGGTGGTCTCGGCGTTGGCCACATCAAGGCCGAAGGCCAAGCCGTCCAGCGTGGAGCAGCCAGCCCCCAGCATGAGGTAGGCGGCGAAGACTAAGCCAGCGGCGATGAATTTAGATGCGAGCATTGTTGTCCTTGGCCATCACCAGTCCCCAGGCGGCCATAAGGCTGGCGGCGATGAGGCCGATGTCGGGCAAGCTGCCGGTGGAGAGAAGTTCTCTGGCGCCGGTAGCCAATGCGATGAGCGCCGTGAGGACGCCGAGGGTTGTTGTTTTCCAGTTGTTCATAGTTTGTTCTCCTTCTGTTTTTTTCTCAGGTCGTGGTAGACCGAAATTAGTGTGATCAGACCTACCGCGAGCCCGACGCAAAGGCCGGCCACACGGAGGTAAACCTCAAGGTGGCTGACCATGCTGACCGCCGCGCTACCGAGGCTGGCAAATGTGCCGAGGGCCCCGCGCTCCACGGTCGTGAGGTGTTGATGCCAGTAGGTCACGGCACCTCGCCCTCCACCTCGATGACCACATCGTCCTGCGCTGGCGGAGGCACAACATAAGCGTCCACGGCTGCCCATGCGGCGAGCAGGCC